TTAAAAACTACTCTTGCCATCAAAAGATGGTTCTGGTCGTCCTATAGGAACGCTAACCCCTATAATAAAGGCGACTACAACTCCCCATGATAAGGAGATGTAATCTACATTATCACAGGGCACTGCGTGATAAACACACAGTGACGGGCCATCGTACACCCGATTCCTCGCACAACCAACGTTGCCGAGTAACGAGTAAGAATCCAGATCCCACTAAGGATTCTTACTGGCGATGTCCAACATTGGAATGCCTCGGTAACAGACGTAATTGGAGTCTTCACCGGCCGCCGCGTACACATCGAACTGATACGTGACGTTCTTCTCAAGATCGATCTCAATCTTGAGGACATTCTCACTAGCACCATAAGTTTGGTATAGTGATTTTCGGTTGGTAGGGGCTTGCAGCGAAATCACATTGTCAGCGGGGAACAATGTGTGCATACCCAATGTCGAGGTGCTTCCGGGTTCGAAGATCGACACACTGTTGAACTTGTCTGCAGACGGTTCGGCAGCGGTCACCCGGACAGGCCCAAGTGTAACCTTGGACAAATCATCTCGACGAATGACGAGCTTATATCTGGTGGAGCCAGAACGGCCAGTAAAAGCTGACCATAGGACAGCGGCCAAGTTGCACGTGGCATGACTAAAAGTGCCACCAGTGGATGCAACACGGTCGAATCCTCCATCAGACCCATACCCCCCCAGTGTGGGGGTGCAAAGGTAAAGTCTCGCAGCGGTTTCCGTCGCGCTCGTGGTGCAATACAAAGAACCTATATATGCGAACGAACGTAGAAGGGCACGTGCGGACCTAATAGACTCGCCATAGAAATGCGCTGGAACCATAGTTTCATCGTGTTCCGAGTCATCGGCCACCTTTTGGGCCTCACCTGACTCCTCCTGAAACATCTGGTGGCGCAATTGCGGTACCGCCGCATATTGGGACAGGATGTAATTGGGCGGTTGGGCAAATCCACCCAAGCGAATGTCAACGTACCTCGCGGTAACAACAACACTCACATTGGGGGAAGTACCCGAAATCCCCATCACCGGCTTCAAACACGCGAGCAGCATATTGCCATTAGCATATGACTTCAAGCCATTGCCAACAACAGTCTTGGCATCAGTGTCCAAAGGAGTGTTCATCATGGGAACCCTAAACTTCACAACGTTAGTTTCACCTAAGTTAAAAGTTACAGAGTTGACGAAACCCGGATCAAAATCCGTTGTCCCAAGAGGGTCCCAAGCTAGCACATAAGTCCCTCGATTAGCAGTGGAAGAACAAAAAGTATATGTATACTCAATTGTCGACCACCAATAAGAGAAGAACCGTGATACCAAGGGAATGGGTCCACACACCCGGTGGGAATTTTCCGTGGGCGTGTAACATGGAGTTACTCCCATGACGTCAACAATACCAAAATCGGCAGAAGTGAGGTCAAAGGTGTTGATATAATGATCCATGTTCCCAAGATAATCAAAGGACAACTCATCCTGTGTACGGCACCCAACAATACTAGTGTCCAAAATGTCCTCACACTTTGCGTCATACGCAATAACAGTGCAATCACTTGGACCATTAGTATTGATCATATTCTCAGTGTCTCGTTGCTGAACCTTCGTGATCGGCGAATGATCAGTGGGTTTAGAAAAACCGAACGCTTTGGCTACAGACGCTCCTGCTCTAGCAGCAACGTCCACAGCCCTCGCATAACGGCCAACGACGGGCACATCACTGAGAGCGCCAGCTGCATCCGCTACAGCTGTCGCGGTGTCGGAAATAACGTGGGAATTCTCCACCTCGCCCATCTGATGGGCGAGGACAGAGGAGCTACCCTTGGAGGTGCTCCCACGCAATTCCACATCCTCCACCCAAGCATAAATACTCAACCTAACACCTTCCGTACTGTTATTAACATTACGGAGAGTGGCTGGCATAATGATTTGAACTTTACCCAAATCAGCATACTTGTCGGAGGGCTGGTCCAGGTCAAAGAAAGGCTTGTTATAAACGAAAGGGCATGTGAGGACACACCCTTCACTAGTAGAAGTGTCTAGCCAAGCATGATCCCTGGAAAGCATCTGTGTCTTAGCACAAATGGGATTGGCAAACAAACCATCCACAGGATGCTCCAGGTAACCATCATTACCACTATAATAACTAGCGATAAGCTTCCCCATATTATAGGGATGACCTGTAACCACAATTCGCACTTTCATGGTGCCCTTGAAAAATGCGAACGGGGTCAACATGGCTGCAACCTGATTCTCGTCATACAAGAGCTTCTCCCAAGGAGAAAACTCTTGCCCCCAATCAGGACCAGTAGACATAGCAATGTCTACGGTACTAATCAAACGGGGTCGAGACAAAAAGTCTCCAACGGCGTGAACAGATTCAGCCATAAGGGGGTTTTCAGCGGTTTTGGTCCCACTGACGGACACATCTGGTACTACAAAGGTATCAGTAACGCACTATGAAGAGTGACTAGGTAGCGTTAAACCGTAGCCCCCTGTTGCCCCAACTTTGGCAGGCTTAACCAGTCCCCTAAAGAGGGGCGCGACGAAGAGTCGTCCAACCTTTACGACGTGCAAGCGTAAGAAATGGTGCATGAAGGGACAAAACCTCACCATCACACGTAATCAATACACGAAGCCCACTATTTAGCGAATACCCGGCACTGTGGGTGCGCCACGTCGTATATTTAACGTCCTCGACAGGACGGTTGGGACCTCAAGCTGATACCAGTTTGAGATCCCGGGGGTTGGACTCTGTGCTCTCCTGCAGCTGCTCATACGTGTTGGCAGTCCACGGGATATCACAGAGCCTCGCGACCTCCTCCAGAGCCCTTGTCTTCTGGAGGAAAGTCTCCTTGCCGTACTGATAGTACTCTCTCTGTGCACCGTCAATCACCGCTTGCGCGTGCTCCTTGTCCGTAATAGAAATCTTGGTGTGCATCAGCAACGAACGAAAGATCGAGTCCTCGTCCAACGCTGCCATCATCCTATCATTTGTGGAATCATAACGAAAGTTACGTTTCAAGAAGTCACACTCATCGATGTGAATGAACGGACGGCTCACAGACGTCTTGTCGGCCATGGTGTAAGTGATACCCCATTCGGCCAAAACGTTCTGCATCTTGGTATGATCAAACCAATAGCAGTCCTCGCTGACACTCATCAAATTGTCATCACCATAGTTAATGGCTGAAACCATCTCAGAGTATGCAGGGGGCCTCAAGCGAAGCTCCTCATATCTGTCAGCAAGGGCGAAGAACGCCGCCCTCTGGTAGAGTGAGTTGACAAGGTTGTTGAGAATCACCGTGAGGGGGTTACCACTAGGGTTAGACCCCGAAACACGGATCAACGAACCAAACCACTCATACACAGGGGACGTGCAAGACTGGGCCAAAACCTCCATGACACGAATGTCGTTGGGGGTATACGATCCGTACTTCTTCGCAATGTTGATGAGAATATCAAAGGCGCAAGAAAGTGTCACAGAAGACACACCCTTGTCAAATGCCTTATAATCCCCAGCAATCATCCTGTGATTGCCAAAGCGGGTGACATGCTCATAAAGCTGGTGCCACTCACTCCCATTGGCGTTGATGCCAACGGCACACTCAAAATCCAGGGGGTGATCCTGCATGAGCTTGGCAATAGGCAGGAAGTACTTGCGAATAAAGTACAACAATTCCATCGAGCCGGCAGCGAATACACGCACCTTCTCCTTACCGATCTTCACAGGTTCGTCCTTGAATGACGCACGGAAAACAAATTGAAGTTGCTCTCCATTGTCCAGGCGTTCCTGTGTCTCCTCAATTTCCTTGAGAACGGCAGGATCGACAATCAACTTATCGTTGTCGTCGCGGTACATGAACTCGTGCTTTGGACGGCAAATGGGAAAACCCATGCTCGTCTGGATGTTGATAGGGTCAATAAATGAAACCCCATCAATACCAGCGAACACCTCGTCACACTCAAGTGGGCGCAGTTGCTGTGAAAGGCAAAACTCCGAGAACTTATCGAACTTGGAGCTATACTTATCACAGAACTTGTCCACTTGTTGCATGTAATCATAAGCCGCTTTTCCCAAATAACGCACAGGTACACTCTCGGGGTTCTTAAGCTCCTTGAGTGCAATGTTACGCGGAATATGGGCTTTGCGACTCTTGATATGCATTGGCGCCTCATGCTTGGGCTCAACGCCAAATACCTGTCGTACCGTATCACTAATAATAGTGGGCTTAACCGTGGTATTGGCGCGAGTGCGAGCGACGTCAACTTGACCGAGGTACTTCACTTTCCCATCGACATGCTCATCTTCCTGTTTGGTCAGATTGACGTGCTTGTCAAGGAAAGAAAATTTGGGATCCGACTCGCCATAGGTCTCCCGAGGATTGAAATAACGGTAGACGTTATCAAAATCCGATTGGGTGACACACACGGCTCCTCCCCTACGTCCGCCCCCAACATTGTGGAAACCGATCAAAAGGTCCTGAGAAACGATAGGTGTACCACACATACCATCTTCAGTGTCCTTAGAAAGATTGTACAAAATATCGGGGCCTAATCCTCCGAAACCATGGTCCTCAGTAGTCCTCCAATAATCGAAGCTCCCATCAACACCTGTCATGTTGGCTATACCCTTAGTGGGCATAATGACAGGTAAGTTATCACGGAAGCTCGGGAATGGAACACAATTGAGGGCAATGAACGACACATCGCCACGGTAGCACAAATGCCTCACTGGTTGAGAAGTGGGTCCCCTAGTGGAGTCCCATTTCACCTGCAATTCCTGATTCAGGTCGATCCTGTCAAGGAAATGAGTGTTGATGAGGAAAATATTTCCTCCCAATGGGGCAATGTTCACACGTGCGAGTTTGCCATCGCTCTTCTTAACACCATGAACCTCGAAAAATGGAAAATCCTCACAGCTTTTACGATTGTAATTGGGCTGCGACCAGTTGGCGATGAGACGCTGGCTGGCAATCGGCTGAGGCCGACCAAAGACCTTCCAAGGATTAAACGAACGAGGGTGAACATCAGCAATATTGTGTGAAAACTTGGCCCTGTACAAGGTCCAAAGCTTATACACAACGCACCAGGCACCATACATAACGGAAACAATGGCAACGAACTTAACAATCTTCCACGGTCTCTGACAACGCTCAACAACCTCCAGTGGTAACTTCCTGAGTTGCATGAAGCTCAACAGGAGAACTACATTGAGGTAAATGAACGTGACAAAGAACAACAACACCAACATCCCGTGATGGAAGGAAGCATTGCTGAGAATGTAAGCACACGAGTAAACTACCCACAAATACGTGCATGTAAACACACACTTCAAAATGAACAGTAAACTCGAAACTTCACCAATGATCCGGCGATAAAATTGAACACACCGAATCGATTCGATGCGATCTCCAACCTTATCACACAGTAACTGGTACCACACCGGAATGAACGCAAAAACATTGCACCAGGCCCAAGTAAAATCAACCCTCTTATACCAAAGGGTCTCACTAAGACCAACGAAACCGAACTGATGGCGGAGGGCACACTCTTGGCAGTTTGGCTCGAACTTACCACAGCCGCAGATCCCGCTCAAAGCTTGCGCGCTCTGAACATACCTGGTCTGAATCTCTTGGTGAAGATCGAACTGCTCAATAATGTAATCCAACGCCTGACGTGTACTTGTGGTTCTGAGAAGAGTCTCAGTGTACATGTCTGGCTTGCGGTCCTTGGTAACCCACCGGTAGAAGTGGAATTCCCACACGTCCATCAAAGGGTTCACCTCTGTGTCGGGCAACAGCGAAGTGTTAGCCTGAGAGAAACGATTTTGAGGAACCATGCGGAACTCGGGCTTCAGCACAATGTCGACACAAACATTAAATCGTCGCAGAATAGAAATGGGACAATTCGAATCTCTCGGGGCGTTCAGATGCTTAACATTGGTAGTAGCGATCGCCAACTTAGGTTGGGGAAACACCGTACCTTTCTCATGCACCTCTGCCTTGACAGCTTGAACTGATACATTGTTCAGAAACGAGATAATGTTCGTTACGTCCACGTAATCCTTATCTTCCCGCTTGTTAGCCAAGTCATCCAAAATTATGGTTTGGGTGGCATTGGTAACGGTCGAGTGGTACTTGTCAGTAGACTGAATAACACTCGTCAATCCGGTAGCACTATCACCTTGTCTCAGTACACCTGCACGGCACAACAATGTCTCGTTAAGCATGTTGGTGAGATGAGACTTGCAAACACCACTGGGTCCAACCAGTAAGATACCAAAAGGCGACTTACGAATCTGACAGGCAGCATATTTTGCGTCAATAGTTGCCTTCATTTCCAGTAATTGCTTTTGAAGAGAAAGCATTGGGATTGTGTTGCGGGAATCCATCAATTGATCGGCCAAGTTGATAAGTCGCTTAAGCTCTGCGGTGATGCTCTGCAAATCTCGCAAGTACGTAACGACTTCCCTGGTTGAAAGCAGGTTGTCGATGCGCTCGCGGATGGCAGCAACGTCCTTATACAGCTTCAGCACACCTGGGCGTGCTGAAAACAATGAACTAATGCCATTCTCGTTCGCACTCTTAAAGAGACGGAACATGACATCAGTCACGGCCATGAGTTGATCGAGGAACTTAGCGTGCAGAGGCACGTTAGCCGCTTCAATCTTCTCACACAAAGCAGCAGTCTTATCTTCATCAACGCCGATTACCCCACACGCGTAACGAACGAATGCCGAATTAAGGAGCTTCAAAAGCTCCCGAGCAGCATTGATCGCTTCGGAGTCCCTGGCAGCCATGAGTTTTTCCCAAACAGTGGGAATGTCGTCAGGGTCTATCGTATCTGCCTGATGACGGAGGTAGAAACGATCGCGGGCAATACGTGCCAACCGGACCAAAAACTCGTTAGCGTCATGGCTCGATTTGAAGGCACCAACGTTGAAACATTTCCTGAATTGCTCCCAAGACATACTCCCAATGTAGCTATAAAGCTCTCGCTCGGGAATGTGTCCCTTCTTGTTCACACAATGGCGAGTCAAGGAAAGGAGGAAATCAAGTACCGTTAAACCAATCATACGTAATCCTGTAGCATCTCGCAATCTGACATAAAAGCTCGCAAAACTATGTAACACAATAGTTGTAAGGTTGGATTCTGAATGCACGGGTGTGTAGCCAAATTTACGGGCCACACGATCATACAGCCAGAAGACATTAGTCAAGCGAAGCAAAGTGTCAAAGTCAGAATCGTTTCCTGCAAGCTGGTGCCGAAGCACCGGCTCGGGAGAGCTACGACGAGGCCTGCGGAAATAACGAATGTAGCCAATCGGTGTGGGAATGGCCACATCAAAGTTAACATCGCGGGCAACGACACACTCACGAAGAATGCCACCGATGGTCAAAAGACCATGAAAGGTAACACACCACGCAAGTGCGGTACTGGCGAAGTACAAAGTGCGCAAAACGAATGAATCGCACGCGCTCGCCAAAACCATGCACCAAAACAAAACAGTGCATGAAGTAAAAACCACCGAGTACCCACTCATCTGAACGAAAGGACTATAAAGCTTATTCATCATTACAATCCCATCGTCCGTATCAAGGAAAAGTGAATACCCAATGGTCGGTGGCAGTAAAATGGCCTAAGGCCACTTTACTGTCGGTGACCATCAGGTCCCCCAAGTGCTACCACGGTTGGGTGCTACGCCGGGTCTACCCCTTTCCGGATAGCAGCATTCCGCGGTGGAATGCGGTGAGGCAGCTGGTGCCCCACCCCCAAAACCTGTCACACGGACGTACATACACTACCGATTAAAGCTGACTAAAGGAGTCAAGTGTATGCACACATCTCTCTTAGAGATGCCTATGTTGTGACTCTGTACCAACAGACTTTACATCTATGGTATTTCGAGAAGGCCTGAATAAATCCAGGGCTACGCCACACTGGTCCCTTGGGGATTTCCCTGTGCAGTCTTCGGCATTACGCGCTAGACTGCCCAGGACGGGATAGACTTAAAAAGTACGCTCCGATAGTGAACGCCAGGGAGTGGAACGTAAAAGCGCTCCCTGGAGTCCCACTCTTGCCTCTGCGGCTAGGGAGTGGGTCCCGCCTGTAGGATGGAGCGGGCGTGCTCCTACCAACACCACGACCAGGAATCGTGGGTGGCACCTCTATTCAGCGATGAAAGCAAGCGAAACATATAAATATTTATGGTTTTGTGTTTTTATCACCACATTGCCCCTGAGATGAAGGGGAGGGAGCAGTCTAAGACTGCGAGGGATATCGTTAAAACAGGAGGCGTTTTAACAACATAAACGACTAGGCTCGTCACACCTCAGCGCAAGACTCATTCATGTCGGACGTTGGGTCACTGTCTGAACTCCTTAGTGATAGTACGCTGAATGTCCAGGTTGAGCTGGACACAAATAGCTCTACCGCTGGTGGGTAGTCCTATAACAAAATGTATGTATACCGCTAAATACACACTGCTATAGAAACGCTAGTTAAATTGCGGTGAAAACGGTCTATTATGCACCTGACCAGGTGCTTGTGAAAGGCTTAAAAGCGATAGTTCACAAGATTTTTATCGTTGAACGCTACCAAATGGTTCAACAAACAGTATTACTGCTTGAAATGGTGTCGATATCCATCTACACTTTACAGTGTAATACGCCCATATAATGGGATTCAGGGTAATGTCAACCATCGATACAGGGACGTGAACTCCTGTATCTAGCGTTGGGTACCAATTTTCTCACTCTTGGTCAGAGTGTGCCGGCATAACAGAATATCGGTCACACGGATAATCCGAATCAGCCAAACACTTTCACCAGCTATAACTGGGAGTGAGCATGGGTCCTGTGCGGGTCCAAGCAATCTCGATCCACGAAAGCTGGCAGATGAAAATGGCTTTACAATAGGTTGCTTATGTCTAAAGTTACAGCCACGCCAGAATACTCAATCACACGAGGGTAAATTGTGCACTCTAACGGGTTAGGGGGGATGTTAATC